AAAAATGTAGAATTTAATTGATCCTTCATTAATGTCAGAGCTCTGTTAATTTGTTTTTGGTTTGATACATCATACTCTTCTTTTGGTTCTGGTAATCTAATATTAATCTTTGCCATTATCTTCTACCATCTGGTTGTACATCTAATCTAAGAGTGCCATATCTCCATGACTCACTAGCTGTATCATTTTCTATTTTTATATTTAAAAACCTGCCTCTAGCTCTTGTATCTTTTTTAAGAGTAGAAGACGTGATTGTAAATGGGCTTAGTGCTGTTGTAACCTGTGTATCTTGCGGGTATCTTTTGACACCAAGTGTTACCTTTGCATTACCCTGTAATGATTTAAAGTCAGGAACAAATCTACGTAAAGCTAAGAAAGTTTCTCCAGCTAATTTTTCTCTCTGCCCTCTCTGTCTAGATTCTAGATCTATGTCAAATGATTTTATAAAAGATGTTACTGCTGTTGTAGTACCATTAGGATTAACCTGATCAGTTCCTACCTCATGTTCAAATAATGTTGTCTGACCCAAACCACTTTCTCCTACTATTGCAGGAAAAGTTCCTGTGGCTGTAGAGTCATATTTTGTTGCAAAAGGTTTTGGATATATGGTTGCATCTACCCAAGATGTTCTGGCCTCTGTTCCTGTATACCAAACACCGCCAGGTATTTTTACCAGAGCAGTTTCACCAAAATTAAGCACAACATATTTATCATTGTACTCTGAATTAGCTGATGGGTAATACCATATTACTTCTGTAAATAAATTGTTTAGACCTGCAGTAATTTGTTGTCCTTTTGTTGTATCAATATTTTCGAATACATGGTCTTCTACCGTACATGGTAAAGATTTTACCGTACCATCAAACGCAAAGAATCCTTTAGGTGACATCCAGTATGCAATACCGTCTATCTCAACAGCTGCGTTCTTACCTATCAATCCACAGTTTGTACCAACCTGTTCGAATCCAAAAGTAAATGGTGCACCAACAAACTTCATTGTATACAATGCATTGTCTGTCCATATAAGAATGGTTTCTTTTGCTTTTAATGCACCCATGATTTTTGTACCATCCTGTAATCTTTGTGTGCCTGCAGTATTAGTGGCTGTTGGTGCATAGGTATTTATACCTTCTTGATCAGAGAATCTTATAAACATGTCATCTTGTGTAGTAGTTGTGCCGATAGTTGTTTCTGTTGCAAGATGAATTAAGTGTCTTGTTGTTGGTGATACAAGTGTGATTCTACTAGCTGTTGGATTATTTGTTGTTTGAAAATTACTTGTTGCTGTAGATGCTCTGTTTGTTAATGGTGTTGCCGCTCCACCATTCCATGTAAATGTTTTTCCGTTTGCAATTGTTGCAATCAATACCTCACCAAAATTATCTAATGACCATAGACCTGGTTCTAGTGATACATCTGATGCAGCCGCAGCCTCACCCCAGTTCCCATTTCCATAACTAGCAACACCCCAACCATAACCATATGTCTGTGCTCTTGGTCCCACTGGCTCATAAGGTTTTAGACTTAAACTACCACCTGTCGATACAGTGCCTGATGCATTACTGGCTTGATTGATTGTAAACGTGCCTGTTGTTGGAACAGATATAACTTGAAAATTTTTATCTTCGAAATCAGCATTGTTAAAACCTGTACCACCTGGCAGTGTTACAGAATCTAGTTGTACTATGTCTCCCACAGCTAATCCATGTGCAGCTTTTGTGATAGTACATGTAGGTGAACCGTTAGTTGTAGCAATAGTTGCAGAGGTTAAAGTTGCTTTAAGAGGTGTAACATCATGAAGTTGTCCTTCAAAATATATAAGTAAAAATTTATCTGTGCCTATCGCAACATATCTGTTACCGGATAGATCTGTAAAAGCATGCATCGCTCTTGCTACACCAACCATTGTGCTTGTTACAAGTGATGACCAACCACCGACTTTTTCTGGTAAGCCGTATCTAAATCTTACATTATCAGAATCGATCCAACGATTTTCTGCTCCAGCATCAGAAGATTGCTTATCAATTCCTGGTAAGAATGCATATTCAACTAACATGCGTTAGTCCTATATTTTATCTTTATAGATCCAGCCCCTTGCCGTATTTACAAATACCAAAGTAAATGCTGAACTATTTGTATTGACAACCAAATTAGAAGCTGACCCTAGTATGTTAGAACCATTTCTAGCTATAGTAAGATTGTTTGATGCAAAGAAGTTTCCGCTATCTATAAAGTGAACCTCATTACCTATTGAAGGTGATGCAGGCAGTGTGATTGTTACAGAACTATTAATACCACTAGATGAAGTATTTACTAATAATTGATCCCCATCAACAGCTGTGTAAGCTCCGGGCACAGTATAATAACCTTTGTTAATTATACCTTTATTTATATTTGTGCCATCAGAATATAATAAAGATTTAGAACCAACAGGTATAGCTACCCCGGTCCCTGATACAGTTTTAAATGTTAGTGTATAATTGTTAGATGTTCTAGCTGTGCCGTCTTCTATAATAATAACTCTTTCGATAGAGTCAGGAAGAGTAACTGTTCTGTTAGCTCCTAGCGTTCCTGTTAATTTTATGTAAAGATTTTTACCGTTTGATACTGCACCATTACTTACAGCAAGAGCAACATCACTAGATGCAACATCTATTGATATATATCCTGATGCTGCCTGTTCTAATTGTTGTAGATTGGTATTAGTTATTGTACCCCATGTACCGGCTTTTTCCCCGGTTGCCATTAATTCTAGTTTTAAATTACTCGAAAAACTCGATGCCATAATTCTCCTATGGGTTAAGTGGATCTATTGGGACCCACACCCCTGTTGCGTTTGGATCTATATCGTTCCAAGATACCACATTAACGGTACCATTTGCAAGGTTAAATCTGTTACCTGTTGGTGTAGCCTTGAATCCAACAGTAGCGTTTCCTACAGAAATATTAACTCTTTTACCATTAATTAATACAACCACATTCTGAATACCTACTCCAGCAAAAGTTGTTGATGCAAAAGGTGTTGCTCCAAATAACATTATGGTATCTCCGTCCAGGTTTGTGTTGCATTAGTAGGCACTGCTTCCCACATTCTAAGTGTTATATCAGAAGTATCTACGTTAAGTCTATTGCCAGATGGTAGAGTTTTGGCCTTAGCAACTATGGTTACATCACCAGTTGTTATATTTACTCTCTTGCCTGTTACAATTGCTGTTGCATTTGCTTTGGCAGTAGCATTACCCAGAGCTACTTCAAACCCATTACCCGTTACAGATAGATTACATTTACCTATAATTGTTACATTACCTGTAGCAAAATTTAATCTATTGCCAACAATAGGTGGTTTAGAGCTAGCTGTTACTGTTACATTGCCTTTAGATATATTGGCCCTGTTCCCTGTTACCGGAACATCTTTAGGTATAGAAGCCTGTGCATTACCTACAGAAAGATTTAATCTTTGACCTGTAAGAATCTCGTTTGCTTTTGCTACAATGGTTACATCGCTGGTGCCAATATTTACTCTGTTGCCAGTTACTGATAGATTTGCATCTCCAGATATTACGGAGTTTCCAATTGTAAGATTTAATCTATTACCTTGAAGACTTACAAATGCATTAGGATTAAATCCTACATCTGAGAAGGCTGCTGCCGAGAAGGGAGTAGCACCGAAGTACATGCGAGGTTACCTCGCAGTTGCTACAATATTATTACTGGCAACTATGCTTTGACCAATCGCTATATAAATATAATCAGTACTGCCTGCTGCATACGTAGCA